CAAACTGATCATCATCAGCATCGCCAGAATCAGGTCTACCACCTTCTCCCTCTTCTCCTTCTCCTTGAGAACTTTTAGTATTATTACCAACCTCGTACTCTCCATTCTCATTCTTCTGAACCTCAGAGTCATTGAAGAAATCTTGAGCATCCATCTCATCTACTCTCTCTTTATCTTTTTGACCTGCACGATCATATAGATCACGTGCTAGATCTAATACATCTTGAAATGTTTTTGTAGTTGCTGCACGATCTACATATACTTGCTCATCCTCATCAAATTCTATTGAAGCATTACCTTTGAAGAATAGATTGATACGATCAATCAATGCTAATTGATCTATTTCTGCATTAGAGACACCAAAGAAACCATCATTCCATAACTCCTTATAACCATTGAAGAATGTATTACGAAGACCAGGATACTTGACCTTCATCATACGCTCAATACGTGCATCCTCAATGACATTGACAAACTCTTTAGGTGCATCATTGAGTTGCTCTGCAGGTGTGAATAATGCATGACCAACCTCATGACCTACAAGAAGATCATAAACTGTATTAGAAGCAGACTTCCAGATAGGAAGACATAGTATGCGTTTCTCTACATCAAAGTATGCTGTGGATACTTTACGATGCTCGATTGTTAGGTTTTCTGTTGCAAGTAGTTTTGCAAGTTGTCCTTTTACTTCTTGGTTGATTTGCATGGGTGTCTCGTCTATACATATATGATAACATCTATGGAGATGTTTTCAAGTAAGGAGTGGACACCTTATAAATCGTCCACTAATTTAGAAAAGTCATTGATCTTTTCAAATCTTAATGTCCTATGAAACTTCTCAATAAGAATATCTCCCTTATGTGATATGACAAATATATTAGTATTCTTCCCTAAAGTTGCTAGGATGGCAAGAAGAGCACTTGTGCTATCTGCATCAAGAGAACTATCAAAAACTTCATCAAGAATCAACAAGTTAGTTGCTGCTGAGTTTTTCATTCTTGCTACCTCTCTCCATGTAAAGAGAAGTGCTAAGTCAATCTTTTGTTTCTCTCCCTCAGAAAAAGACGCATAGGAAAAATCATCCCTAAAACGACTCTTAATCTCTTCCTTAAACTCCTCATCAAGAGTAAAGTTTATAAAGAAATCCATACTATGCAAATATTTATTGATAAGGTTGTTAAAAATAGGAACATATTTTTTGATGATCCTACTCTTGATTCCACTATCTTGTAGTAAACTTCTTACTGTATGATATTCATCTAACTTTTTAGATACCTTACCACAATCAATCTTTGTATCTTCAAAATCTTCTACTACAGTTTTTAAGATATGTTCTTCTTTTTCAATCTTAGGTGCTGCAACTAAATTACTAAGTTCCTTTTCTATATCAAAGTTCTCTGTTTCTAATCTTATAACATCTCTATCCAACGTAGAAATCTCACTACGCAACTCATGAGCTTTCATTGATAACTCATTGGCTTTATCTATGATAGATACTACATCTTCAATAGCTTTCTGTTCTTTCTTTAAAGCTTTGGTATGATCGACACCATCTCTAGTCAGTGATTCAATCTTTCCCTCTTTGAAGTCTGGACTTATAACTTGTGTACATGTAGGGCAAGTATCATGAGATTTAAGGAATTTCATATCCTTCCCTATCCTTTTTATCTCAGATTTAAGGTCTGCTGATTTAGATTTTAAGTCTGATAATAAATTTGTATGTTCATCTGTATTAATTAATTCTTTATCAAGTTGTAGGAGTTCATCATTTTTTTGGGATTGATCTAATATTATCTTTTCTATCAAGGCTTTATTTTGTATAATTTTATCCTCCTTCTCGTGCCTTCTGACACTGTTCACTTCTCTTAAGGATTTTATAAGTTTTTCCTGTGATTTTACCTTCTCTTCTGCTATAGATAGAAGGTTACTGCAATCGCTTTGTTGTTTATATGCTGTCTTGTATCTATCTTTTAAGATAGTATTCATGTGCGAGAAGATCTTGATGTCCAATAAATCCTCGATAACTTCTCTCCTGTTAGGTGCGGTGAGTTGCATGAAGGGGACAAATGTGGATGAACCCAAGATGACGACTTGTGTAAAGGATTTGAAGTTGAGTTTGAGAATACTTTGTTCGAGGTATTTCTGCGTATCGTTAGACGCAGCGTCTTGATCAACCAACTTATTGTTTTTGTAAACCTCAAAAAGATTCGGTTTGATTGCTCTGAATACACGATACTCATCCCTCCCGATGCTAAATGTGACCTGTACCTTGGTTCCTTTTTCATTAATACTATTTACCAGTTGACCTTTACTTATTTTTCTGAAAGGTTTGTTGAATAGTGCAAAGCATAGAGCATCTAACATAGTAGATTTGCCTGCTCCATTAGATCCTACAATTAAAGTAGCACCTGTATCATCTAATTGGATGTCAGTCCATTGATCGCCTGTAGAAAGAAAGTTCTTCCAAGCAATCGTTTCAAATGTAATCACTTTTTAATAGTTTTAGGGGGAGGTACAACGAGGTCGTCTGATGTTATTATCATATAATGATAACCATGACTTCCACAATTTACGGAAATCAAATCGTCATCAACTTCCATGACATTTAGTTCGTGCTCTGTGCCATTTGCTAAGAGCATATCATGGTATCTAATACAATCATCTTCCTCTTCAAAACACTGCACAGTTTTTTTATTCTCATTATTTAAAACAGAATAAATACCGCCAGATTTTTTATCAGTTAGTACAAACATTAGATTGCTGATGCCTCCATGTAAAGAGATCTCATCACATCTTTGACATTCTCTTTACTTACCTTTAGATCTATTTCATCTATGTATGCATCGAGCAATGTCAGAGTGTCCTCTGTTTCTAATAACGAATCGTCATTTTCTAATCCTACACTAAGATCTTCTACAATCTTAAGATCCGCAACGTTCATGTCTTGTAAACGTTTGACTGCGTAATCAAATTTAGCGTAGTCTCCTTTGTCTTCTACGATGAGTTTGACAAAAGTTCCTTCGACTTCTGTCTCGCTTGGAAGACTAATTCCATTATTATAATACAATTTAACAAAAACGTCAAAGGGATTCCTATAATGAGTAGTCTTAAGAGTATCTGTGTCAAAAATATGGAAACCTCTTTTACATCCGAAGTCATTCCAGTAAAGTTGGTAGGGATTGCCAAGGTAATAAATGTTATGTTTATGTGATTTGTTATGATAATGACCTGTGAATACCTTTTTGAATTTTTTAAATATCATAGGATCCATGCCACGTTCCATGACATGACCAGGATGTGCTTCAAAACCATTAAGTTCTAGATGACCCATACATACTGTACTTTCACTTTCTTTAATCGCCCTAAGCGATTGTTCAAGATTGTCATCACATATCCAAGGAAGGCATAGAACATCAAGTCCATCATAAGTGAGATTAGTTGGTTCAGTAATCACATGAATATTATGATACTCACCCAACAATTCCTCACATGCATTTACTCTAAGAGTATTTTTATAATATATGTCATGATTGCCGATAAGCATGTCTACTCTAACCCCTAACTCTAGTAAGGGATCGAACCACATTTCTCTAGTTTCATCGAGCGAATTGAAATTTATAGACTTGCGTTTGTCAAACGTATCACCTAAACAAAAGATATGTGTAATACCCTTTGCTTTAATGAAAGGCATGACTACTTGACTATAATACTTTCTATAATGTGCAAGGAAATGCTTGTTATCATTACGAACACCAAAGTGTTGATCTGTTATCAGCAATAGTTTCATCGCTTTTGATTCATCTCCACTCTGTTCTTAATCTGATTATAGTCTGTACTTGTGTCTCCGTCAACAGTAAACACATGATCGTATCCAGATTTTTCTAAAATCTTATCCTTGATATCCATTTGTCTTTTTTCTTTTGCAATTCTTCTTAGAAATGCATAATACACTATTTGCGTAAAATATGCAAATGGATTTCTTGATTTAGTAGGATCAAAGTTATCAATATACTGTATACAATTTTCTATACCATCACAGACCATATCATCTTTATACATGTAATTGATAAAGTTTGGTCTATATGATAAGTGTGTTGCTATTTTTAAAAAACACCCACCGATATAATTGTTGACGCGAGGTTTAGGAAGACCCTTCACTTTTGCGATATCAACTTTTTCTTTGTACTTTATAATAGCCTCAAGAAATTTTTTGTTATCAACATAGTGTTGTTTCTTCTTGGTGCTCGCTCGTGCAGCCATATATCTCCTCTGAGAATTATTCCAATTATAACAGGACTTGACAAGTTTGTCAATTTAGTGTACACTAACCGTGTAGAGGTTTCTGGTTATATTATAATTCTTTAAATATCTTTTCACATAGTTTGCGTGCTGACTCAATAGAACCTAGATATCCCAGATGTTTATTGGGGTTTTCTTCCATTTTTTCTTTTCGAGTATCAAACGTCTCGCCCTTAAGATATGACTCATACATGAATATACATTCTTTAGACATGGCAGATATTGTTAAGATATCCTTTTCTCTTATTACAAAAAAATCTTCGTCTGATAATTGCATCCATTTAGAAAATCCAATACCTCGTGCCATTTTATGATCTACTACTTCTCGTTCAACCATTTGGACAGCGACAGGATTTTGGATGAAGCATAAACTTTCACCACTATCGTCTGTGAGCACTGCTTTACCTAGTATCTCTTCTCCGTTAACGAGTTTCAATACTCCGTAAAATTCTTCTTCATGTTTAGCGTAACTAATCATCTTTGAGTTGAACATCTATTATCTCATAATCAAATTTTTCTTCATTATATATTTTGACTCTTTCTAACAAATGATTCAATGTGTAATTGTTTCCTCTGTCAGTGGATATATCATCAGCAATATCATAAAGAGTTGCTTTTGATTTATTGTCTCCCTTTCTAAGTACACGACCAATGCTTTGCAAATTACGAATCCTAGATTTAGAAGGAGAAGCGAAGATAACATTATGTAAATTACGAATGTTAATACCTGTACTAAACGTACCATAGGATGCAACAATAATGGAATTGTCTGATCGCTCGGTCAACCATCGAATTTCTTCTCGGTCTTCCGTATCGACTCCCCCATGAACGAAATAAACAGGTCTGTCTGTATCACTATTTATCATATTATACAAAGGCACCCCATGTCTCTCGACGTAGTTAAATAGTATTAATGTATTTCCTTTTAAATCTTTTGCTAGATTTTTAATAAATTTATTTCTTGGTTCATGTTCAACTAAGTAGTCCATCTCATCCTGATACCCTTCAAATATTTTATCTGAATGTTTTATCAATATGATTTTTACTTTTAACTTAGAAAGATAACCCTGTTTCATTAATTGAGCAGTCTTAGTCACCTTAGAACATTTACCGAAAACTCCCTCCAATACTAATTGGTTAACGTTTGCACCATCTAGTGTGCCTGTAAAACCAATACGATATTTACAATCGTGGAGTTTACCCATAAGTGATGTTAAAGATTTTGCTTTAAATAGATGTGCTTCATCACCTATTACAGCATCGAATCTATCAAAAAATTTTTTGGGTTCTTTGTATATTGATTGCCATGTGGAAATCACTACATCATGTTCCGTATATTTGTCTGCTCCTGCATAAAGTTTATGGCAATGATGATTGACATTCCAACCGTATTCCCTAAAATCTTTATACATTTGTTCTACAAGAGATGTTGTGGGTACAACGATTAATACATTCCTTTTATTATTTACATGATACCTAACTAATGAATAGATCATCAAGGATTTCCCGCTTGCAGTTGGCGACAATAGGAGTCGTCTGTTGTATCTCAGGCATTCGTATATTGCTTGATATTGGTAGTCGCGAACCGAGTGGTTTAGTGCCAGAGATTTCACAAATCCAACAACCCCTTCGGGAGTAATCATTTTATTTTTTTCTTGCGGATGACCATAGAATGCATCATCTTCTAAAACGTAGTTATATCCTTTCTGTTCTGCCCAGTCTGTAAGATAATCTACAAGACCACAATAGATCTCACCATTAGCAGGTGAGTATAATCTTATCTTACCATCCCATCCTTTATATCTTCTTGTCTTCTGCATATACTTTGCAGACTCCACCTCGAAGGTAAAAAAATCTGCCAGTTCATAATTTATATGAGGTTGTGCCTCAATCTTCAAATAGACTTCATTCTTTTTACTTATAAGGAGGTCCATAAAACCATGCCACAATTGATTTTCTGACTCCAGATTTTACAGGTCTAACTCTGTGCCAAACATCTGATTGAAAGAAGATTGCTGAACCTTTTTTCAACTTAAATGTTTCGTATCTACAATCAGTCTCTGGTTTATATAGCTCCAAATCAAACTCGCCTCCTTTGTAATCGGTAGGGTCATTCATAAAAAGACTCATACTTATTTTTCTTACCATGCCTTGTACAGGTTGAGGGTGTTGATCTACATGCCAATCATATTTACCACCTGCAGGATAAACTCCATATTGTATGGGTTCCACACCTTGTATATCTAAGTTCCATAAATTACTAACGTTCATTGACTTTGCTATATCAATGAACATCTGACAAAATCTAACCTCTCTTATCCATGCCTGTTTAGATATTCTACTATTATGTTTTTTTGCTTCTGCTGATTGATGCGTGAGACTATCTTTCCAAACTAAATCTTCACTATCAAGAGTGCGTTGTATCTTAGTCATCGCACTGTCAGTCATTTCAATGACTCTATAGGAAGCACCGTATTTCATACACCGTTCTGGAATTTAGTCCAGTCAATAGCATTTTTAATTTGAAAATTTCTATTGTTTATCTGTCTTAAGATACCTTCTAAGAATGTGATACATTGATCTACATATTCAATTTTATATTGCAACTTTCTTACTTCCTCATCACCCTCTATAAACATATTAACTTCTTCTTTCGTTGTCAACTTATAATCAAATGGCATCTCTTTATATACAGATGATGGTGCCTTCCCTTTATAATATATCCATTTCTCTTTAATAAGTCTTTTCATATCAATTTCACGTTCCTTCTTCATCAGACCAAACGTTGTATATAATTCCATATATCGCATATGGAGTTGAGGTATTTTTGTGGATTCTTCGCAGTAAAGATCGTTATCAATTACTGAATCCTTTTTCCACATCTCCTTTATCTGTTCCAGATTCATTATTAATCCAAGGGTCAGGTATGTTTATATTCCTTGATCTTTCGTTTGTTGAAAGAATTCTTCCAGACTGCTCTGGCAATTTGGTGGTTCTGGATCTTTGATCCCCTTCTTCACTTTCCAATCGTTGTACATCGCTTGGAGGATCCAACTTTGGGATAGACTCTTCGGTCCGTTCTCCAGTAGTTCTCGTTGAGATTTCGAGAGACCAACCTTCATCCCCAAATACTCCTCTCTCCACGACCTTTGGTCTTCTAATTGGCTCATTCTTTTGCCACTCCTTTACTATTAGGTCTGCTTGTGCGTCTACTTCACGCATTGTGTTTTCTATTTTAGCATAGATCCACTTTTTTTTCAACCATGCAATTATACCTAATCCAAGATGACGGAGAAGAGGGTTCTTAAATTTCTTTTTAACCCATCGTTCTGCCTTGTTATACCAAGGATCTACACCTTTACCAAAGGTTTTTTCAAAGGAGAATAGCACCTATAATAAACCCCTTAGCGAATGTTATGCAAAGCATTTGATAATCTGTCAAGTTAAATTTGTCTTGAAATTTTCTTGCCATTTTTTTATCCCACTCTTTTAATTGAGTAAAAGATCTTTTAATATCTAAGTTCCACATGGTTATCTCCTCTGGGATGTGTTGACGTTTCTTACCTCATACAAGGTATATCTAAAAGTTGCTGTTGCTATAAAGTATGTGTTGTCTGATCCTGTGACATCAAATGGTAGTGATGATAGATTTATAGGAAAACAATTTTTAAATACAACATCAAAGTTTGCAAGGTTGTTATTATTTAACACCTGTAATGTTGCGTCAGAAAATCTTGGATCTTCTTTTGTACCTCTTGTAATATTTTCTTGATTCCAATTATACCTATCTTCGTATTCACCTGGTGTAGACAATGCTCTCATCCAATTATGAAGTTCCATATAGTTTTTTAAATCTTCATCTACTATAAAATCTATACTTAAATCTTCATATGATGCTGTGCTTTCAATGGGTATTGTCACAAAACCACGTGTAGGTATTTCAATATTACCTGTAGTAAACGCAGGTATATTTGCTTTCTGACATAGGAATGATGTTTTCTTTGCTCTATCTAAAAGGAATAAAAACCCAATAGGAGATAGAAAATTTTTATTTGTCAGTTGTTCTTGATACCAGTTTGCCATTTTATCCGTTGATGTTTTCCAACCATGATGTAGCTATATATTTTTCACCTGATAAAGGAGGATTACCTCTATGTACATGAGTAAAACCTGCTGGCCAAATCAATACTTGTCCTTTCTTAGGTGAAAAACGTTTACTTAGATAAAGAAACTCTGTTTCTCCACCTTCATGTACTGTATTTAGATACATCATGGTCGCTAATATTCGACGATTGCATCCTAGAGAACCATCCTCTGAATGCCATGCATGATATCCTTCCTGTGGTAAAGTCTTTTGCACATTTAGATATACTTGTTGATATCTGTATTGTAGTAATGCTTCGTATTGATCAATGTATACTTCTAAACACTCACCTACAATATCATTATATTGTTTCATCCATTCATATCCACAGCTGTGATCTAACATAAAATCTTCTGTGGCGAGACATTGATCTTTACGTTGATGTGCTCTTCGTTCCTTACCAAAAATACCTTTACGATTAAATGTAGCACCACATTTTTTCTGATATTCCCAGTAATCAATTAATGGTTGAGTTTCAAATCTAGTATCAAAGATACCAATAAAGTCCTCAAACCTTACATCATCTATCATATTAAAAGATAATCTATATAATTATTTAGCGACATAAAAAAGAGTGCCTGTTGTCCAGACACTCCTTCCCCTTTCACACGTGTAATACTATTTATTATGTAAAATCTGATTTTACCTTAAGAAAATCTATAAAAAAAGAGACCCTTTCGGGTCTCTGATCCATCTCGAACTGAGAATATTTATTACATGAGGTTTGCAACCTGTACTCTTCTGTAGTACTTGTTAGCATTTGCTGTAAGTGCTCCAGAACCTTGTGTAAGACCGCCTGAGAATGGGTTTGAAACCATACCATAACGAGTCTTAAATCCAATTTTTGGTTGGAAGGTGTTAGGGTTGATTGCTCTGACTTGCTGTAATGGTACGTATGG